GGTGCCAGTTGCCGTAAAAATGCCTACAGGGCTCAATGTGGTGCCTGTAAAGGGGCCAAACAAAGGCCTAGTGTTTACGGACGATGAGATATCGTTTAAGTTTTGACCGGGGTGGGCAATCAAATTATTTTGACCATTACCCAATGCATCGTAACCTATGTCAAATTGCCACAGCGTATTTTCGTTTGGTGCGTAAGTCGATAAGTTGTCGATAAATCCAACAAAACCTGATCCTGTACCACCAATATTTGCCGCCGCAATAGTCACTGTAGCATTGTGTACGTAGTTCACACCTCCGTTAGTGACCACCACACTAAACACCAAGTTGCTAGACACCGTTACAGTGACTAAGCACCCAGTGCCAGCGGTTGTGATGATTGGTACATTTGTATATGTGCCGTTGGAGTACGCAGAGCCTTGGTTAGTAATGCCAATTGTTGATACAGATCCAGCAGGCTCAATTGGGGTTGGGCCAAATCCTACTGCGTTATCGTTATCAGTCGTCCACTGCTCAATACCGTTGTTATAGCCAGAGACTACGTAGTTAAGGCCGTCTTGCGAACTCATGATCATTCCGCGACTGACTCCAGTTGCGTTTAGGAACGATCCGTTATAACCACCAATCTTACGAGGTAGGGCGTATTGAAACCGAACCCACTTACCGTCTACATAAGTTACTGCCGCAAACTGCGTTCCGTCACGCTGTATGCCCGGCCCAACTTGTAGGTTGACGACTTTTGCGGTCATTAGAACGCTCCACCGTTGATCCCTACAGGCATACGCAATCCAGTAGATGCCAAGGTGCCTGCGTTCAAACCGTTGATGGCAAATCCTAATTGATTTGTCGCGGCAAGGTACAGACCAGTCGTTGCACTTCCAGTAAAAGAAAGCGAAGGAGCGGCGGCAGATCCATTACCCAAAGTCAACGCATTAATAAACGATGAAGTCGATGTCTGTGCGTTAAAAACGTTTGTCCCATCGCAAATTGCAATGATGGTCTGGTTTTGAGGTAACGTTATGTTTGTCCCACCAACAACACCAGTGCTAAAAGTCAGTGTGTATGAGCCAGTCGTCTTATTTTGTAATGAATACAACTGCACTGTTGGAGGCAGAATAACTGTACAGTTTGACACCAAAGTGCCTGTGTACTCTTGAATGATGCTAGATGCTTCAGCAGATGTCAGTGTCACCGTGCCGCCCGTTACATTCTTTGCCAATTGAGTAAAGAAAAACTGTGCTGATTGGCCATAGGCGTATGAAACATAGTTGGTTCCATCAGAAACAACAACAAAAGATTCAGCAATTTGAAGTTGTGCGCTAACGGCGCCATCAATTGTGTTTGATCCAGTCAATGCAATATTCAAAATACCAGTGCCATCGTTCTTAATTACGACGTACCAACCTTCACCCACATCGGATGCAGATGGGAAAGTCACTGTGCCCGCGCCACCAGTCCACACATACAAGGATGAGCGATCAAATGCATTAAAAGTGTATGCAGAAGAGAACGTAGATACTTGTGTTTCTGTGTTCAACGTAGTGTTGATGGCTTTGAGACCATAACCAGCCAACGTAGCCGCATTTGCCGCCGATGTACCCGCGCCAAACGTAACCGTACCCCATGTGCCATTGATGGTGGTGTTACTGGTAACGTATACGTACTGAGCAATTCCAGAGGCAATCGACACAATGGTATTACCACTGGTATCTACCACAGTAAATGTTTGTGAACCAATGTTGCGAATCAATGCACTTTGACCAGTAGACACTGATGTCGCTGGTGGCATGTACAGCTTTAAATTTGTTGTACTAATCGTAATTTGCGAACCAACAGAACCAACTGTCTGAGAGATAGATACTGTGTAGTTGCCAACGCCTCCAGTGCCTGTTCCGAGTGCTGTAATGGTTGTCCCAGATGCAACACCAGTTCCTGAAATTACTTGTCCTACGCTCAAGGTGCCAGAGGTTACAGCACTGATTGTCAGGGTTGTTCCGCTGATATATCCAGTGAATGTTCCCGCGCCCACTGTTGCGGTAACCTCAATAATGTTAGCAACAACGTTGTCGTAGTTTCCATTAATTGGCCACTCAAGGGTTGTATTTGTTGAGATCGTAAGCGCCTCATAGCCTACTTGGCTGGGAGAGATTGTCTGGCCTGTATACGGATTTAAATATGATGTCATGGTGGTTCCTTTTAGCTGTCAACAGCAACAGCTTGTCTGTCGCCAACGCGAGCAACATCTTCTGCCTTCAAAGCCTGAAGTGCTTCTGTATATTTTTGTTGGAAGATAGTACGTTGATCGTTCTTGAGGAACTGCATCGCTTGCAACAAGGTTCCAAACAGCATGGCATTTGGGGCGTTCTGAGTCAGCCAATTTGTTTGGTTTGCTGAACTTAATGGTGCTATGCGCTCGTAGTACAGCACTTCAAATGCATAGGCCAAATTAGGCGTAGGTGCGATGTACCAATGCTCCCAATCGGTATCAGCATAGTACAAAGGCACATCTGTTTGATCTGCGTCTGGCCAATAGTTTTTTAAGTATTCGTACTTGCGCAAATAGACGGGTTGTTTCTTGCCAGCGACTGTGACACTCATCGACACTGTCTTGCGCCACCGAGAAGGCTTTTGCAACAAGGAATTATTTGCCGTCATAGTAGCTTGCGCAACTTGCAATTGACCCAAAGTCTTAATCTCTTGCGCAATTTCAAACTCAGCCAAAGATATGAAGGTGGGAATGGCATCAACGACGGCAACGTCTTTGCGCTCCAAGTACTGAAGTACTGTGGAGGTCAAGCTGTCATAAGTCATTACCCAAGATGGGATAGTTGCCATATCAATCCTTCATTTTTGTCTATTTTCCCATCATTCAGGTAAGGCATCAAGCGTAGGCACGAGTGCCCTGCTTATCGATGATTAATGCCTGTTTTCGAGGCTTTGCATCAGGGGTATTGGGGATGCTAATGTGAGTCCATCCACCGCCAGTTGGTGTTGCAAATTCACGTATCACTTGGTCATAGCCAAGATTTGATGCGATTACAGCTTTAACTACGTCATCGGGGGTCATGCCGGGCACTTTAAGGTCTGCCGCGCACCCCACCCTATGTTGGCTGGAGTCTTTGGATTTCACTGCGTCATTTACGGCCTTGCTCCTGAAGGCAGAATTAATCATCACAGGCTTACCGCCCAATACAGTTTTGACGTCTTCAAGAAATTCTGCAAGGCGTTTGAGGTTTTCCAGTTCCGAATCATTTGGCGTATTATCATATTCACGATGGTCTGTATGGGTTAATTCTTCAAGGGAAAAATGTTCTGTGAGTTTCATTTTTTATCCTTTAGTGCTTGGATTTCTGTCGCTTTGTCTTTTGATCCTTGTGAACTTCCGCGGTGAAAATTCAACACAGTGCCACTCATAGTGATCAGTGAGCCAAGAGCCATATACACAAGCTCTTTGTTGGCCTCTGGAACGCCCTTCATAAAGGCAAACCACGCAAGGAATATGGTAGCCGCCACAATGCCTATATCAAGCGCATAGGCCGTGTTTTTAGCAAGCCATGACGCATTGGTTGACTCTTGAACCTTTGCGTTCATATCTCTTGCGCTGTCGGTATTTGCGTTATTCAACTCCAACAACTTAGTGTCGTTAGCCATCTTTGCCAACTCGCCATCTTGCGCCAGCTTGGTCAACTCTAATTGCGCTTTGGCCTTTTGCTCTGGGTCAGGCAGTACCTTGTCCAAAATCTTACCGCCAATGTTTAGGAGTGCGTCTAGGCCAATCATTTTTTATCCTCGGTTTGGTTGAGTTTGATGCCTGACAAGAAGCCGATCATGCCGCCGATCAGCGTGGAGAAGGCGGGGCTAATCATTTTGAAGATTTCTGCGTTATCCACTTCCTTGGCCCACAAGCCGAGCATGAACGAAATAACCATAGCCAGTACCGAGACGCAAAGCGTGATGCTGACCATAAAGGTCACATAGAACGTCAGTTTGTCTTTGGTGTTTTCCATATCTATCTCACACAAATATTGCAAAACGTCGGTGATTGTTAATATTCTCCAACGAAATTGTATTTTCTCTAGCCCTTTTGTTGTAAAGCTCAACTTCTAATTCTTGCGTGGCCTTAACTTGCTTGTGGCATTCTAAAGCC